TATCAAGCCACGCGGTCGCACTTTTCGTCAGGGTGCGAAGATGGTCGTTCATCCCGGTGAAGACGCTAAATCGCAGCCCCGCAAATGACCCCTGCAGGCGCGCCACATCGCCCGATAAATTATCGCGCAGGGTTTTTCCCATGTTGTCGGCCGCGCCGTTAACGTCACCGAGCTGGTTCTTAACCCCGGCCAGCGCCCCCAGAAAAGCGGGGATCTGGTCAATCGATAAATCTTCAATCGGTGTACCAAACAGGGAGATCGCCGCGTTTGCCCGCTCCGCCGGGTCTTTGATGGCAAGTAACCCCTTCGCCGTTTTCTGCATTGCCGCGCGGGCTTTATCGCCGCCAGTGGCAATGTCGCGCGACATCTTCGCGGCACTGAGCCCGATTTGCTCATAAGCGGCGACGCTGTTTTTCGACATATCCGAGCCACGGATGCTGAACTCCTTGATGGCGTCGCCGGTTTTGTCGAGGGCGAATTTGCCCTGTTGCGACATATCGACCAGCAACGACATCGCCTCCGCGCCGGTGAATCCCATGTTGCGGAAGTGCGTCGAGTATTCGTGCAGGATTTCGGGCATCTCGCCGCGCATTTCAGCGGACACGCGCTGCATACCCGAGACAATCAAATCGAGCGCCTCGTCGCTGTTGGCCGCAAGCCCGTTTTTCATCATGATCGCGGCAATCTGAATACTCTCAGCCGTATCGGTGCCGAAAGTGGTCTGCATATCCAGCGCCTTACGGGTGATGCGGTCGAGTTCTGCCTCGCCGACGGTGCCGAGTGTGCCCAGCGTGCTGCGTACTGCTGACACCGCCTCGGTGATTTTCCCGATATCCTCGCTCACACCCGAGGTATTAATACGCTGAATGATGTCGGTATATTCCGCGCCTTTCGATGCGTCCTCTCCCTGACGGGCGGCAATCATCGCGCCGCTTTGCTGCGACTGGATCTCGGGCGCCATAAGACGACTACCGGCATACAGGGCAGCGGTACCGGCCCCGAGTGCGGCGGCGCTGACGTTTCGCACGCCCGCCGCCGCTGCTTTGCCGCGCTCATAGCGCTGACTCACCGCATTCAGCCGTTCCTGTTGCTGGCTGACACGGGCTAATGCCTCGCGCTGGCGGTCAATGGTCGCCGTTGTTGCCGCGATGTTATTTCGCAGGGTACGCCCGGCGGCGGAAAGATTCCTGGTATCGATACCGGATTGCTGCAACTCGGTGCGCTGGCGCTGTACGGACTGGCGCAGGGCGTTGTATTTTTCCTGCATTCCCGCCGCGCTGCGTTTAGCATTCTCAAAGGCCCTGACCTGTGG